CTGATCCTGTACCTAAATTACTTGTATTAGCAGATAGAGAAGATACTGATGCGACACCTTTTGCTGGAGATAAAGTTGATTGTTTCTTTAGTAATGATGTAAACGGACTTGTTCTTGGATCGTTAGAAACATTAGATGATGTAACTGATTTTAATGCTATCCCTGATTTTGACTTCTTGGGTGCTGTTGATATTACTGGTGGTCATTATGACTTTGCTTCTAAACTGGATTTAGGTGGTAAGCAACCACTTAGATTGAAACGTCATTTTGTAACACAGGGTTTTTATCCTAATGATCTGATTGATAAAAGAACAGCAAATATTGATACCTGGACAGATTTTGATGGTGCGACTGCTTTTGATGTTAACGCAAAACTATTGGTGGCAACAACTGACAGCGATCCAGCTACATCTGATTCAGCTACCTACACGCAATCTGGAACGACAATAACAGTAACAAAATCTAGTCATGGATTCAGTATCGGTACTTTTGTCGATATTGATTTTACAAGTGGTGGTGCAACTGATGGATATTTTGAAGTTCAATCCGTGCCAAGTAGCAGTACTTTTACTGTTACAGCATCATCCAGTGCAACAATATCAAGTAGCAACTGCAATATTGGAGCAGGATTTACTAAGTTTAACACACTTGCCAATGGAACATTTATTGGTAGAGGATTTAGATTTAGATGTCAGATGGATTCAGATGATCCTGCACAATCTATTGAAATAGATCAATTAGGCTATACAGCAGAACTTGATAGCAGAACTGAAACTGTAAATACTGCTATTGCATCTGGTACGTCAAGTAAGGCAGTTACGTTCCAACACGCTTTCTTTACAGGAACTTCTGAACTTGGTGGATCTACTTCTGCATATCTGCCTAACATTGGAATTACTATAGAAAATGCACAGTCAGGCGATTTCTTTGCCTTGTCCAGTATTTCTGGAAGTGGATTTACGATTGATATAAAGAATGGCTCCAGTTTTGTTAATAGAAATTTCAAATATGCTGCTACTGGATTTGGGCGTGGTAGTTAGAGTTGAATTAAGATATACTTAGATAAAAAATTGGATTAGGTAATGGCTACTCACGATTATGTTATAGATAACTCCACTGGAGCTAATGTCCGAACTGATTTAAACAATGTATTGCAAGCGATATTAACAAATAATAGCTCTGGTTCTGCTCCCAGTACCACTGCTGCATATATGTTGTGGGCTGATACAAGTAATAATATTTTAAAAATGCGTAATTCAGCAAATGATGGCTGGATTGATCTAAGAACATTAACAGGTGGTTTAACCTCTGCTGCTGATGCAACAATAAATTCTGTAACTGTAGGTAAAGGTGCAAACTCTGTTGCTGGTAACACTGTTCTTGGAGAAAGTGCTTTAGATGCTTCTGTTTCTGGTGGAAATAATACTGCTATAGGAAATACTTCTTTAAGTGCGTTAACTTCAGGTGCAAGAAATGTTGGTGTAGGTTTTGAATCTTTATTAAATTTAACAACTGGTGATGATAATACAGCTTTAGGAGCAGGTGCTTTAAATGCTTGTACAACAGCAAGTGATAATGTCGCAGTAGGGCGTAATAGTTTAGCTGTAAATACAACTGGTGCTAATAACACAGCGTTAGGATTTAAAGCTCTTGATGCTAATACTACAGCATCTAACAATACTGCTGTGGGTTCTGATGCAATGGGATTAAACACAACTGGCGGAGACAACACTGCCTGCGGTTCTATTGCTCTTGATGCTAATACTACAGGAACAAATAATGATGCTTTTGGTCGTAATGCTTTAGGTAAAAATACAACAGCATCTAATAATGTTGCTTTAGGAAATAATTCTTTATCTAATAACACAACAGGTGCTAAAAATACTGCTGGTGGTGTTAGTGCATTATTTACAAGCACAACTTCAAGTAATAATACTGCTTTTGGTTATCAGGCTTTATATGCGAACACAACTGGAGCAGCAAACGTAGCGATAGGAGCTAATGCTTTAGATGCTAATACCACAGGAAGTAGTCATACAGCTATAGGATTTGGTGCTTTGGGTAGTAATACTACCGCAGATAATAATACTGCTGTAGGTAATGATTGTTTAACAGCAAACACAACTGGTGATCGCAACGTAGCTGTAGGAACGCAAGCCTTAGACGCTAATACAACAGCAGCAAAAAACACAGCCATTGGTTATCAATCCTTATCAGCAAATACAACAGGTAGTGATAATACTGCTATTGGAGCATTTTCAATGTTATCGAACACTACAGGTATTAGTAATGTTGCGATGGGTCAAGGTTCTTTAGAGTCTAATACGACAGCAAATCAAAATGTAGCAATCGGTGTAGTTGCACTTCAATCAAATACAACTGGTTCCCCTAATGTTGCAGTTGGCTATCAAGCGTTAAATGCGAACACAACTGGAAGTCAAAACGTAGCTGTAGGATCGCAAGCTTTAGATGCTAATACTACAGGAGCTAATAATACTGCTGTTGGTAAAGATGCTTTAACTTCTAACACTACTGCGAATAGTAATGTTGCTATTGGCGAAATGGCTTTATTTGCAAATACAACTGGAACGCAAAATGTAGCTGTTGGTAATGAAGCTTTAGATGCCAATACTACAGGGTCATATTCTACTGCTGCTGGATTTCAAGCATTAAGTTTAAATACAACTGGGGTAAGTAATACTGCTTTTGGTTCTTATGCTCTTGATGCAATGACAACTGGAAATTACAATGTTGCTATAGGTTCTGGTTCTTTAGGTGTAGCTACTACAGGAAGTAGAAATGTTGCTGTAGGTACTTCTGCATTAACCGATAATACAAGTGCAAGTAACAACACTGCCGTAGGAGACAGTGCCCTTGCAAATAACACAACTGGAGCAGATGTTGTAGCAGTAGGCCGAGATGCTTTAGATGCTAACACCACTGGTTATGACAACACTTCTATAGGTTCTAGAGCTTTAACTGCTGTTACTACAGGTTTTGCCAATACTGGTCTTGGATATAATACTGCTGCAAACCTTACTACAGGAAGCAATAACACAATAATCGGAAATAATGCTGATGTTCCTAGTAGTGCTGCAACAAATAATTTTATTTTAGGTAACTCAAGTATTCAACATTTAAGATGTCAAGTCTCATCAATCGAAAGTCTTTCTGATGAAAGAGACAAGACTAACATTGTTGATCTTACAGAAGGACTTGATCTGATAAACACATTAAAACCAAGAAAATTCACTTGGGCAATGCGTGAAGCCAGTGCAAATAATGGACTAACAGAAATCGGTTTTGTTGCACAGGAGTTAGATACTGCTTTTGGAAGTAGTAATGACTATTGTAGAATTGTTGATAAGCAAGACCCAGATAAGTTAGCTGTTGCACAAGGCAAATTAATTCCAATACTTGTAAATGCCATAAAAGAGTTATCCGTAAAAGTCACAGCCCTCGAAGCAGGGTAAACTTTAGTTAACCTAATTTTTTATCATGGAAGAAAAAACCGCAGATGAAATCGCAGCAATTTTCTCTGCTGCTGGTGATAGCGTCACATTAATCAATGCAGATGCTAATTTTGCTGCTTATCAGACTGCAAATCCTGGAAGTACCCATACTGAAGCAGAGTGGAAAGAAATGATTGAAAGGAATGTAAAGCATCTTGAAATCATTAAAGACTATAAAAAACTTGATGGCACAACATCTATCTGGACAACCGAATCATTCACAGATATAGATGCTGCTATTGTTGCTGGTAAAAAACTCTACTAAATTATGAATTTACAGGAAAGATTACAGCAGTTAGCTGTTGAAAGACAGAACCTTATTATTGCTTTGCACGAAGTTAACGGAGCGATGAAGATTTTGGAACAACAGATTCTTGAGATTCAAGAGACATCCGAAGCAAGCCAGCCATCAGATACAGAGGCATCAACCCCACAAGAAGCAACAGCACCATCAGAGTAAGTGGTGCTACCATTTTGTTAACTACTTCTTTAATCATATGTTTCAAAAAATCGCTAATGTTTTGAGTATTGTCTCATTCATAATGGTATCTTCTATTATCGGTGGAGGGTATTTTGGATATAAATATGTAACATCAGAACAGTTTCAGACAAAGATGATGAATAAAGTCCTTGGAGGTGTACAAGGAATGATGCCTAAAGTTTTAGAAAAAGGATTACCTGATCTTACTGGCCCATCCTTACCATTACCACCGACAATGAGTGAATCTAAAATATGAATTGTTGGCATTGTAAAACTGAACTGATCTGGGGTGGAGATCACAGTATGGATGAAGAGGATTATCCCTGCTCATCTGCTGAATTTAGTATGATAACTAATCTTTCTTGTCCTAAATGTTACTCTCATGTAGAAGTATATCTTCCTAGAAATGCCTACGATTGAAATACCTGATATAGGTATTCCTGAGATATATATTCCAGACGTTCCAGAGATCTATAGTCAGTATTATATTGATATACCTAATCCAAATGATATAGATGTTCCTGGTTGTACTTATCAGCATCGTGATATAAAAAATACAGGTAATCGTAATTTATTATTGGAAGATCCTAATGGTGTATATACAACGTGTGATTTTCCATTTCCTAGTTTTATTCCTCTTGACTATACACCTGAGAATTTGGTCATTACAGAAGAAGTTCCTGTTACAAATGAAACCCCACCCTTACCAGAAACAAAGCAACCAGAAATACCAGAAATACCGAAAGATAAAGATATTAAATTAGAACCTTGTCCTGGTAAAAATAATCAGAGGGTTGGAGACTTTCGTAACGAAAAACGATTGGAACGTGTCATTGGACATAAAAGAGGAGATGATGGGATTGAATGTATAACTCTCTATGAAAACGTCCCGTTTAAAGATCAGTACATTCCAGAAATTTCTACTATTGTATCTACTGCTGTTATTGGCTTGGTCGCTGCCAGTAGTCCACTTCTTCTTAACGCAGTAAAACCATTAGTAAAACAGATAGTAAAGAAACTTACAAAGAAGAAAGATAAGCTAAAATAAAAGAACCCTATTTGACATGGCGAAGGATAGGGTGTCTAGGTAGGCAAGTCTAACCGTGCTTGTCTACTGCTTATTTCGATGTATAATAGATATTAAGCAAAGGAAGTTCTAACCAAAGCTAACACTCCCTAGTTAGAAAGAGCCTTTGTTTTTAAGCATTGCATACTTAGTAGCCTCCACTCGAAAGGGTGGCTGTGAGCCTAAGACCGATGCTTATTTTATTTTGTGAGTATGTGGGATAACTTGATTGGGTGGAATATTAACAACAATATCTTCACAAGTAATAGCACTAGGAGTATTAGGTTTGAAAGTAACACCTAATTTAGCCTGTTTTGCACACATTTCTAAACGATATAAACTGATCTCCATTTTGGTTTTCTTAATTAATAGTCTTTGAGCTTCTATATTTACTTCTGTTGCTTCATGGCAAAGTGCAGGAGACTTGCCTAATGGAATATTGAACTGCATACTGATTCCATAATTGAAATTATAATTATCTTTTTCAAATCTAGGAGTCTCTTGAACATATTTTATCTCTCCAGTATTTTCGTCATATATGTTTTGCCTAGTGACCTGTTCTATTGGTCTGTTAAATGACCAAGCATCTGTTACATAAGGAGTGATTGTAAGACTAGGAGAAGCACAAACAATACCCTGACTCATTCTGAAAGATGGCATGGCTGATGGAGTTATCATCGTTGCATTATTATTGACAACACCTTGAGCATTGGAGCTAGGACTTGCAACTGTTGTATTAGCAAAAACTTTTGTTGGACAAAGCAATAAAATTATTGCCCAAAGGTAGTTGTAGTTTCTGTTGTGGTTGTTGTATTTATTGTTCTTGTTATTGTAGTCACTGTGTCTAATCCTGGTGTTATTAGAGTTTCTTGAAGAGAAAAGGCTGATCCTGGAGTTACTATTTTCCATCTTGGAACGGCTTCTAGGTTTGGTGAAGTCCAACTAAAATTTACCCCTCCAACTGTTTGTTCTGTAAGAGTTGTAGCTGTAGGATTGATATATCCATTAAGATCGGAACTTTCAATATTATGTCCTGATGCAGAATATGAGTATCCTGTGCGGTATTGATGGCTTGTAATAGTTTCATTGATTACTGATTCTGAGGTGCTTGAAGTTTGAGAACTTCCAGATCGGAATTGAGGCACTACGGGGACTGCTAATGTCCTATATGGTAATGCTAATAAAACCAGCAGCCAAAGTCTAGTCAATCGTAATACGGACAGTAGTAGAGCCAATACAACTTGTTCCGCTACCTCCTGCTGTGCAAGTATGTATTCCAGATGAGACAGATGTTAGTGCTAAGTTTCCTGCTGTACCTCCTGAGATAACAGTAGTTTGTCCACCAAGTACAGGTAGACTTGCTATACCGCTTGATGGAGTGATTGCTGATTGTGTTACGTCACCAGCCTGATAACTTTCGCTGAGAGAGAAGGCAGATCCAGCAGTTGTAACCGATTTATTTGTATTGACTAAAGCAGGTACTCCATTACTTAAGCTACCAAGATTTAATCCACCGATTCCATTAGTAACGATACTATCTCCTGTTCCTGTTGAAGTTGTTATATTGTTTCCGCTTATGCTGTAACTCGATGGTGCAGCATTTGTAATTACATAAGGTGAGTCAATAGAAATTTGTGCAGAGGTTACAAATTCCTGTTTGATATTAGCGTAAGCAGGTGTTGTTGCTAACAATAATAACGAAAGTAGTTTTTTCATTGTTTTGATTTTTTGGGATCAACTATTTCTGCACCAATGATTTTTATTGGTGTTTCAATTCTAACTGTTTGATAACCACCTGACTGTGATGCTAGTAACGCTTCTACTTCTTTTTTATTAAGTGGTTTATCTTCTGGTTTATATGTACCGTCACCTCTTTTCTTAGCACCTTCCAAACCAAAACTAGCTAACGCACCTGTTAACAAAGAAGCAGGAAAAGTTATATCTTTTGGTTCGTTACTGTATCCTGGGATTGAAATGTAGTTCAGAGAAACTATAAATCCACTCCAGGCGACAACAACAAGCCTTACTACAACTGAGATGAAAGCTAATTGTTCTTCTTTGTCCTCAATGGTTTCTTTGAGTTTTTTGAGTGGATTTCTTTTGACTTCTTCTGCCATAACTAGGATTTATTAGTCATACTAGGCATAATTATACTTTAAGGCAATGTCTGAGATCTATCCTGTATTAATTGGAGTAGCAGCAACAGCTTTCGTGATGGTTTTATCTAATATTAGTAGCCGAAGAGATAGAGATATTATCGAATTGTTCCGAAGAATAAATCAACTTGAAAAAGAAGTAAGTAGGTTAGAAGGCCAGAATCGCTAAACTTTGTTATGTTTGGAAAAGAACATACAATTTTATGTCTAAATTTTTAATCAATTTGTTTATCAGATTTGGTAAATCTGAATCTTTGCGTAAAGCTGCTCTTAGCCTTTTGAAAGATCTTGCAGCTAAATCAGACAATGATGTTGATGATGCAATCGTCAAGATGATTGAAGAAAAATTATTTCCAGTAAAATGAAAATTACCAAATTTCTCAACATTGACATAGAACCAGCACCGTTAGAAATGAAGTTAGATGTTGAAATGCGTTGTAGAGAAATAATGGCAAGTAATGAAATTAATGATATTAAAAAATATTGTACTCATCTTGTAAGACATAAATTAGAACAAGATGTGTTTTTAGCTTCTATGTTAAATAGATTGATTGAACTAGAAGCTGCTGCTGTAGTAAAAGAGGTTAGAGAACAAAAGAAAATTAATCCGATAAAGAAGTTTTTTCATATTCCCTGATCTCTTCATCAGTAAAATCTCTAATAAATAACTTATCTATCTTGTCAATTTCATAATTATATTTAAGTATTGCAGTTCTTATATGTTCTGTAACCCAACGACCTTCATCATAAACTACTTGAGCTTTACCATTTTCTTTAATAAATACATAATGATCCTGTCCTTTCATTTGTATTTCTATAAAGTTTTTTTCCAAGTTTTTACGTCTGATTTCTTTTAGTTTGCGTAATTTTTCTACTGATTTTCTTACTGGTTTCATTTTTGATATGTAGAAGGTGGAGGTGTAATCCAATAACGCACACCATTAATAATTTTAAAATGAATATTTAATAAAGGATCTTTTACTAAATAACTATTTGTTTTTTGTTGCATGATAAAAAAAGTGAGGACTTACATTGACAAATCTTACAAAACCAAATGCCTCGT